AGTAGCACTACCTGTACCACCTCTATTTACAGGTAAAGCAAATCCAGAAGGAAAAGTAACTGATGCATTTGTAAAACTTACTGTATTTGAAAATGTTTTTGCACCCGAAATAGTTTGGGTTGTCCCAAGGGTATCGAATGCACCTGTTCCAGCAATAGCAGTAATAGAAGAAGCAATACCAGAACCAGCATCGCCATAACCATAATAAAGAGTGTTATCATTTTCGTTATATAATAACTCTCCATTATAAATACCTGTAACACCACTTACACCAGCAGCACCGCTTGAACTTCTTCGTTTAATTCTGATTGTATTCGCCATGCTAAAAACTCCTTAAAAAGAACCGCCATCGACCATATTTTGATTAGTAAATTTACTTGCCCCTAATGACCATTTGATAATATCGTCATTAGCTATACTTGTGATAGCAACATCTGAAAGTCCAGCTAAAGTTCCAGATCCGCTAGTTCCGTTTGCTGCTGCTGTAACTCTTCCTTTAGCATCCACAGTAATATTTGCAGATGTGTAACTTCCAGAAGAAACACCAGTTGCTGAAAGTTTTAAATCAATCGTTCCTGAGTCGGTTATCGGAGAACCAGTAACTTCTAAATCTTCTTCATTAGAAGTCACTCCAACATAAGTAACTCGTTCAAAAGCTCCAGCAGTAGTCTCGTATCTAAAAACAGCAACGGAATTATCTTGTGCAACAATAACCTGTGAAACAGGATCGGTAGAAGTAGCAACAATCCTAGACTGATTTACCGAAACCTTGTATGGATCTTCTTGAACAACTACTTTTGCAAAAACTGGGGATGGCATAATTGCTCCTATTATGCTGGCCTTGTAACTTCTGGACTAACTTTAAAAGACCCTTGAATCAAACGAATAACTTCAACACCAGTCTGTATTTCAAGATCGTATTTATATGTTCCAATAGGCAATGCTGCTGTATTAGTTGCCGTGATTGCCAAAGTAAGAGAATTATCAACAAGGGTTATGCCACCATTTTCGGTGTTTAACGCAATGATAACTGTAGCTGATTCAATTGAAGGTCTAACTTGCATTCTAGCTGTACTTTCCGAATAATCTGGAAGCGAACCATCAGCGTTAACAACCGATATAATTCTTCGGAATGTTGCACCTTGCTCGCAAATTATGTCGTAAGTTCCAGCTAACATAGTAACTCCTTATTGCTGTGATTCGAGTGCCATTATATATGGTTTTCCGTTAAACATCAATTCAAAAGGGTACGAACCATAGATTGGTTTTTTCTTTAAATTTGCTGGTGTTGCTGGGGTTGTAACATCAGCAGATACAACAGGGTAGTATCTTTTATTGACTTGCGTTTGAGCCAAATTATGCCCTGCATTTACATAGCTAAGATTGCTTGGGTTGATAACCCCTTGAGGTTTATGAACCCCGCCAACATTTGGGTATAAACTTCCATTTGCTGCATAAGAATAAACAGGGATATAAAGAAAGCTAAAAGTTATATCTGTGTACAAAATATCGTTGATTTTTGGCAAATCTGCAACTTTATCAAGCGAATAATCATATATGTCAAACTGATTCTTGCATTTTTGGGTATTGGTAAAACCAGTAAAAAGTAACTCGCCTGGAGCATAACCAAAAAACCAATTCTGATTAACTCTACCTAAAGCTTGAAATATATTAGTTGATTCATTTTTATTGGGATCAACAAAAGAATAAGGAACAGTATTCCAAACCATTTTTAAAACAACTTTTGGAATCAATGTTTTTCCATAAAACCCTGGGATAGATTGCTTTTGAACTTCAGCAACATCTGACTCAAAAGTAAAAGCACCACCCTTCATTGTCAAAAACTCAGCAGATGTTTCCGTTGTATATGTTACAAATCTCATATATTCACGGAATGGATCTCCTGTGATTGTGACCATCTCCCCTTTATCATTGTAGTATTTTGCATATGCACCATTAATCTTGTAGGTGTTGATATCTGCAAATGCAAGCTTATCCATAGTTTGGTCATTGATTGCCAAATAGTTTTTTGCTGCAAACTCTACAGTAACTTCGTATTTATCATAAACAAGGTATTGGGGTGGGATTACTTGCCAAGAAGATGAACCAAAAGTTCTTCCAACTATTAAATCAGAATTAGGATCTTCTGGCTTTTCTCTAACAAATCCAATGCCTTTAATGCTTGTTATTTTATCAGCATAAAGCCAACGGAATTGCGGATGGGTCATTGGTGCCCAGCGGTATAAAGCTCCATTTGTTGGATTTACTTGTACATAACCAAGAACCTCTTGGCAGAATGTTACAAGCGGATTTTTTTCTGTAAGGTCTTTCCCTGGCCCATAAACAAGATACACCATTGTAGCCCTAGAATCGCCATCTAAGGATATAGATGCAGAGTTAGGTGAAGACCCAGCAATCTTTTCAGATATCTCTCCTGTTTCCCAAAATTTTTCATTTCCAACTGGAATTATCGGCATTTTAAATCCTCGTTATACTGGGGCCATTAAAGGTTGTGGTTTTCTATTGGATCTGTTACCACCTACGATTGGAAGCCCGCCTTTGTTGTCAGCATTAGCAGCAATAACCCCTGCTTTAACTGCATCCGCAAGATTTTGTTTGCTTAATCCCTTTGCTATTTCCGCAAGCGATTCTTCTTGAGTTTTTGCACCTGTTGCTGCCATTAAAGCCTGTTTTCTAATCTCATCACCAACTCCAGATATAGAAGTGGTTTGTGCTTCTCTTACAGCAGCACCTACAGAAGATCCTTTTTTCATTCCAACACCTGTTACATCACCTGGCTTATATCTTGTATTATCTTTCATCTTGTAATTAGGATCTGTGATTTTTCCAATTATGTTTTGACCACCTTCTTTTATTTTTGCAAGTCCACGATCTCTTTGGTCTTCGCCTTTTTTCTGAAGGTCTTCACCACTCTTTACAATAGACTTACCACCAGCAGCAACAGATGTTCCAGCATCGGTTAATATAGCACCAAGAGTTCCCATCCCTGGTATATAAGAAATTAGTTTGCCTACACCTTGTATCAACATTCCAAAACCTTGTACAAGGTATCCAGCCAATTGCAAAATTGCTCCCATACCTGTCATAAACAAACCTAACACTCCAACTATAGCACCAACAAGCATTTTTACCATTTGGCCTAAAATCTCAAGTCCATCACGCAAAAATTTTGTAATTGGAATACCACCTAAGAAACTATCTAAAAGTTGAGTGAATGACTCTGTAATTTCAGATACAAGTTGTATTACTGGGTCAAGCATAATTGCAAAACCTTCAACAGCAACTGCAACTATTTCAAACGCTGGAGCTAAAAACTGTGCAACAACTGATTCCATTTCAATCAATGGCATAGCTAGTGTTTTAAAAGCACTAACCAATGGGTTTATTGCTGGCATCAGCATCTTCATCACAAAATCAACACCATCGCCCATGTAGCGAAGGACTGGTAAAAGTGCTTGAACGGCTGGAACTAAAGCCCTACCGATAGTACCCTGCAAATCATTCATTGCAAGGTTGACTTGCTCCATAACTGCTGGATTGTTTTTAGCAACAAAACTTCCAAACATAGCTATGGCATCAGATGCTGCTTTAACACTACCAGTAAGAACTGAGAACGCAGCACCAACTGGCCCAAGAGCAAGCGAAGCTAAACCTCCAACCAAACCACCACCACTCCCTGGAGTTCCACCAGCAAAGTATCCAACTTTGCCACCAGAAGACATATTCATTGCATCAATTGCTGCTTTGTTTTCAGGCTTTTCAGCAGCAGACTTCTTTACTACTTCTTCTCCTTTGGTAAGCATAGCTGGAACAGTATCAGTTCCCTTGGGTTTAAAAATGGATTCATCATCATCTTTTTTCTTTTTCTTTTTCTTTCCAAAAAAACCACCAAAAACATCATCTATAGTGTTAAACAATGTCCCTAATAAACTTTTCTTTTTAGTTCCTTTAGAATAGTATCCAACTGTTCCACCAGAAGATAATGTTTGTGGTTTTGGAGTTTCAAATTCATCGCCATTTATTCCGCCTGGAAATCCTTCATTATCTCCAACTTGATTATTTTCTTGAGTATTACTACCACTAAAAGCAGATCGTATTCCCCTATAAGCAGATCCAACCATACCCATAGCAGAACTTGCACCACTAGCAACTCCAGAAGCAGCTTGTCTTGGAGTTATACTTACAATGTTTCCAACAAGTGATTTTATTGAATCAAAAATAGGACTATTGTCTGAAAAAGACCTATTTATTCCAGATGCGGTTGTAGCAACAACATTGTTTATTGATTTACCCATTTTTCCAAACATGGAATCAAATAAAACACAAAAATTATTAACACCATTTCTTATAGCTTTGTCTTCTTCTTTAATTCGATTGTATCTTGCCTCGTTATCTTGCGTTGGGCCTACAAGTGGGGGTTGCTCTTCTGGAACACCAATAAATGGACTGTAATAAGGTTCTACTGGCCCTTGAAATTGTTCTTCTTGGACTGAATACGAATCTCCACCAGAGTATCTAACTGCTGATACAACAGATGCCATTTCATCAGCGGTTTGCTGCAATATACCTATTATTGGAGTAGAAAGTATAGAAACAACTCTAGCTGTATCTTCTGGTGATCTTCTCTTATCTGGAGGAGGAACATAATTTTCTGCTACCGGAATAAATTCGCTATTGTAATCGTAATCTTGTTCTTCTTGCTGTTGCCTAAGTCTTTGAGCTTGTGGTGATGTTCCAACTATAGACTGTACAGACTGAGTTACAGATTTTGATACGGCAACTACTTCTTCTTTAATGTCATAAATCAAACTTTTTAATAATTCAGAAGCAACATCTACTACATCAGAATTGTTTTCTACACCTTTGATACCAACAGAAAAAGCAGAAGCCAAATCTTCAAATAAAACTTCAAATTCTGAAATAGATGAAGAAGACAAAGCTCCCATATCCATATTAAATGGCTTTTCTTTGCCACCTTTTTTCCCGCTTTTCCTCATCCCTGCCATTTGCTCTTTAGTAACAGCAAATACTTCACCAAAACCATCACCAACATTTTGGAAAGCATCCATCAACGATTTCTGTTGCTGACCTATTTCTTTCCATTGTTTTGCAGTCTTTGATACATTTGAAAAAACATTGTTCCATGCTTCTGAAGATTCGTTTATGTTTTTTACAAAATTTTCACTTATATCTACACCTGGGCCTGCTTTTTTATCTGTTGATAAAGCACCCATGTCCATTTCAAATGGTTTTTCTTTTTTGCCTTTTTTACCGCTGGTACGCATTCCAGCCATTTGCTCTTTTGTTACAGCAAATAAAGCACCAAAACCTTCTGCAATATTTTTAAAAGATTCCGTTTCTTTGGTCGTAGCTAAAGAACCCATATTCATTTCAAATGGGTCTTCTTTTTTACCCTTCTTTCCACTCTTTGTCATTGCCGAAACTTGTTCTTTTGTTACAGCAAATACATCTCCAAAACCCTTTCCTACATTTTCAAAAACTTCTTCTATGGTTTGTTGTTGTGTATCAGCATCAGCCTTCTTCCTTCTAGTAGTTTTTACTTCATTTGCACTTTCAATTTGCAACTGAAGTTTTTTTGCATTAAAGATTGCTCTTTCTTGTGCAGTCTTAAGGTTGAGTGCTTTAACCTCTGCTTTTATTCTTTTATCTTCTTCTTTTTGTCTTGCAACTGCTGGATCTTGTGCTGAAGGGGATCTGCCCTGAGATGCTCTAGGTGCTGCACTAGCACTAACTGGGGCAGAATTGTTTGCAGAAGATTTTAAAGAATTGATAGATTCTATTAAAGACGATTTTAAGCCATCAATAGCTTTTGAAAGCGTTCCTATACTATCAGAAAACTCAGCCGATCCTAACTTGACATTTACTGCGATATTTTCAACCGCTTTGACCATATCGGAAGTAAATTCTGACTCTGATTGCAATGGTATATCTGGCATTATATTTTCCTTGGAACTTCGCCAAACCTTTGCTTCCAAGATTCAATCATCTGGTTTCTACTTGCCCCTAACATAGCACCCATTTTCATAAAATCATCGAATTTATTCAACATTAATTCTTCGTGACTTACTTGTTTTTTTCTTTGAGTCCATTCATGATCTTGGTCAGGTATAGCTATAGGAATCCCTTTATCATCCCTAGCTCTATAGTACAATTCAACAATCTGCTTATCAGTCAAACGCTCTATTTCCCAAGGGCGAAGAATGTAAGGCTTATCCATCAAATTAACAAAGTAGTTCTTTAGATTTGGTGGAGGTATTGGTTCATTTGTCGTTTCACCAATTACCCCCTCTTTGCGTTTGGGAAGCTCTTCTCCCTAACTATCTCCATAACCGCTTCAAATCTTTCCTTCTCAGACATCATCAGAGACTGCACTTCATTCTCTGGAGCGTTAAATAGTGCTGCTGCTAATGCAATTGCACCAGAAGGAGTAGACATTGATGCTATAGATAATTCGCTTCCAAATGAATATGCACCGCTTGCAATGTCTCTTGTTACAGAAGAAATCGCTTCACGGAACTCAACAGGCTCAAGATAATTCTTAAGAGAAAATACAGCATCAAGTGCCTTCTTTTCCATTCTCTTCTCGAAGTCTGCTTTAACTTTTTGAGTAATGAGTCCAGCGGTATATTTCTTACCATTGAAATCAATCGTCAAAGATCCTTCACCCTCTGAATTAAGCAGACTGTTTACTGTATCTGACATATGCTTCCTTTCAAAAACTACTAATCGTTGTTAAGACCGATAACAAAACTAAACTTGTCGTAAGTTGCAAAAGTAAGACTCATCTTTTGGATGTCTTTTACTGCTGCATCATAATTAATAGCAGTCAATATACAATTGGTTATTGTATATGTAAGCGGGTTAACTGCACCTTCGCTATTATCGTCAAGGATAACAACTGATCCAACCGATCCAATTTGTATTCCATATCCAGAATCAACTGCAAGTAAATCGCAAGTTATTTCTGCCGAATACAAGCCAATAACATGGGAGTCATACCCTTTGTTGGTATAGTTGGTCGAATCAACAGTTTCTGCCTTTGAATTTACAGAAATGTTGGTTGCTGGAAGACCAACTAATCCACCAATATTAACTTTCCCATTTCTTCCTGAAATAATAGCCATTGAGAAAACTCCTTAATTAGAATGCAAGTTCGCCAAAGTTTACATCTGGTGATGCTGATGGAATCAAAGTTAATTTTACTTTTTGAACATCTTTAACTGGAACATCATAAGTAACCTGAGTTACTGTGCAATTCAAGAACGAGAATGTTAATGGTGTTCCTGTGTAAGCGTTGTATTCATTAGCTGCTAAAGTAGCTTCGGTGGAATTTGGAGATTCAGCAAGAAAGCTTGTTCTAGTTCCAGTTGGATTAAGAGCAACATCAGCTTTCATGCCAGCAAAAATTTGTGGTAATGAAACTTTATCGTAAAGAATCTCAACTGTAATTTCTGCACTTCGTATGCCTTGAACAAGACCTACAAAACCTTTGGTTGCATAGCTAGAAGCATCTGGAGTGTCAATTTTAACAGCGATTGTTGCTGTGGTAACTGGAAGAATTTGTGGTGCTTGACCTGGGGCAACACCACCATCTGTCCTTATCAAATCAAACAAAGCAATTTTGCCTGTCATAAAATAATTAGTAACTGGTACAATTGGCATTTTCAACTCCTTAAATTAAACTAAACCTTGTTCCATGAAACCATATGATACCCGAAAACCAGTCACATTGTAAACTGTATTCGGGTTACTATTGACCGAAAAAGGCTGGATTCCCTTGATCATTACTCTTGATGGACTAAGCGTACTTCCAAACTGGCTTATCTGAAAAATTTCTTTTCTTATTTTGTATCGATCATCAAGATCCGTGTAAGTAAGATCCCTGGCATATTCTTGGATGTAATAAACCCTGACAGAATATATGTATTCAGATATCCCACCAAGTGCTTCTATTCCTAATTCTTCGCCTTCTTCAGAAGGTGATATTACTATGCATGGAAATACATCAGATTCCCTTATTACAGCACCCTTACGCTTATATATTGCCGTATACCCTAAAGACGCCAAAACAGTAGCAAGAGTATCCATAATCGTGGTGTAACGATCTGCTGCATTAGCAGTCATTATCGGCCTAGATTTGCTGAAAACTCTTTTGTTCATATTTAACTCTGTTGGGTACAGTCAAGTCCGTAATATTCTCTGTTTCCTGAGTTGTCTGTGCTGTTGACATAATACTTCACCGAATTAGAATCAGTTATTTCGCAATCTACCATCGGCTTGAATCCACTAAGGTTTGCTTTCCATACTAAAAATCTTGTAATGTTTTCAATCTTTGCTACACCACTTTGATCAGTATAAGCAAGGGTCATTGCCCTTCTAAATCCATAACTGGTCGTTGTTGGGCTAGTATCTCCAGGGTTTTTTAAACTTAATGTTTCTGGATTATCAAACACATGAAATTCTTGAGATAAGTTTAGCGTAGGCATACACACCTCTTACATGAATTGAGTTTTATATGTTTGAGGATTCACATAAGTAAGCAGTTTGTTTACTTGCGTAATGTGCTGCAAAGTCTGCTGCCTCCACTCTGTCCTAGAAACAGCAACACCTTCCCATGAATAAGAAGGTTGCGGGCTTGCAGAATCAGCCACTAATGCGTTTATATAGTTATCTCGGATAGTCAGGAGGTTTTCGGCTGGAGTTGGCATGATCACCTCTTAAAAAGAAAGTTAGGGGCCAAGAATTGACCCCCAACTCTAAGGTAGGTAAAACTAAGCGGGAAGACCTTGAACCACATAGCGTGGATCCATAACCCCAGCGGAACCCCACCAAGATGCTTTAATCGCAACAGCGATATCTTGGTTGAACTCAGCCCAATTATTAGCTGGTGCTTGAACAACTTCCATAGGCTTGGCTTCACGCCATACGAAAGCCTTTTTGAAGTTGCCAAGGTAAACATACTTGTCTGCGGTAGAAGCAGAAATACCGCTGGTTACCAACAGGTTTCTCGCATGAGCGGAAGTGAGAAGACCATAGTTGTTATCCAATGGGTTAGGACTTTCCAACTGCTCAACTTCGCCAGAAGTGGCATAAGGCCCATTCTTGCTAGTGGTCTGAGGATTCAAGATCCTAGCAGCAGTATATTTTTGGAAAGGCATAACTAGCATTTGCATACTAGGGCCAAAAATGTCAATTGGCTTGCCAGTATTAGGGTCTTTCATTTGGTAAAACAACTGCTCTAGCGTATTGATGCTAGCAAAGTTGCTCAACGCATAAGAAGTAACCTTGTTGACATAGCCGAAGGACATACCAGCTTGAGCAGTTGCAGAGTAAGTATTAAGAGTTACTTCTGCACCAGTAGCAGTACCATATACATGGCTACCTGTGAGGCCAAGTACTGTGTTGAGAATTCTCTCTTCACGCACTAGACCACAATAAGTACCCACAGATTCAGCAGATGCTAAAGCTTGCGAAGTCTTATCCGAATAAATCATTTCAGCGGTAATCGCACAAATCCTACCAACCTTTTCAATGGCTGGAAGACGGATATAATTACCAGAGAACTGAGTTTGTGGATAAGGCATACCAGGTTGAACAACCTCTGGCGAAGGACTGATGTCCGATAGCCAAGGGATGATCTCGCTAGCAAGGTTTTGTCCAGCAGGGATGCTGCTTACAAGTTGATCACCAATGAATGATGCCAACTTATATTTTTCATGGACAGTAGTGATAAGAATCTGGCCAGTAATGGCAGCAAAGTTAGAAGCATCTACTGCTTCGGTTGCTTCCATGAAGACTCGGTCAGGCCCATTGAAACGATTAAGCTGTTCAGCCCAATCATCGCCAATGATACCTTCTGCAAGTCCTCTAAGTGAAATGCGGTTTACCGCAATATCACCTTTGCTGATAGATTCCGAAAAGAACGCTTTGGTTTTTGCCAAACCATTTTGTTGGCCAAATTCCTTCAGCTTTTTACCTAAACTCTTCATGCTATTCTCCTAAAAAAGTTGTGGATTATTTAGCCACAGGGTTTTGACCGGACAACAATTGGAATTTTACGATGCCAGTACCAGCAAGTGCTTCAACAACTCGACCTACAGCTAAAGCAGCGGAAGCAACTTTAACTAAAGATTGGGGCTGAAGAACGCTAGATACTGAAGTTGGGCCTACAAAATCCCCAACAAGAAGGGCAGTACCAGTATAATCGCCTTGGAAAACACCAGAGCAATCAACTCGAACTTGGTTTGCAACGGAGTTGCCATACACAAGTGCGACATTTGCTTTCTTGGCTTGACCAGAAATGCCTAAAAAAGCACTTGCAAACGCAGTTTGCGTAGTAGCTAAGTTAGTATCCCAAGGGAAATCAAGAGCGGAAATAGCACTACCCGAAGATAAAGCTACTAAATCCCCAACTGAAATCGCTTTGTCGGTGGCAACTGGAGCCACCACAGGATTAGTCGTATTGAAACTGTAAGTAATCGCCATAGTCATAGACTCCTTAAATGGATGGCTTACTTGCCAAGGACATTTTCACGGAACTGTTGATAGTTCGACTCGCCTTGGATTGCAGTCGAACTAACTGGCTTAACACTAGACCGAACAAGAGCAACCTTTTTCCTATCTTCAATCGCTTCTGCCCACATCGTTTCACCGATAGCGGAAAGTTGCTTTACAAACACAGGGGTTGGCTCCAATTTATTCTCCTTAAGCAGGGAGAATATTTTTTCTTCATTGAGTTTTTCGACCTTCCACTTGCGAAGTTCTAGAAGTTCATTAATGGATTCCTTCTTTTCGTCATCCATTTCTTCTTCGCCAGAATCATCGTCACTAGTAGAAGCTTGTGCTGGTGTTCCAGAAGTAGGATTTCCTGTTACATCTGTGGTTTCAGCAGCAACATCGCCACCACCAAGACCAGTTGCAGCAGCAATAAGATCAAGAATCATTTTGCCTTTTTCCGAACCTTCACCTGGCCCAACGCAAATTTCCATGATTTTAGCGAGCATATCAGAAGTTGGTTTTTCTTCAGTCGGTGCAGCAGCAGGTGCTTCTGTGGGTGCAGCATCTGGAACCTCTTCCTTATACATTTCCTTTACAGGGTTTTCTTCGGTCATCATTTTGTCATTTTTCATTGCAATCTCCTTGGATTCAAAAATGGTGGTGGTCGTTGCAGGGTTTGCAACTAGATCCACCGATCTAACTCTGTCGATTCTTACTACTCTTTCTGTACCATCTTGATCTGGAATTGATTTTCCACTAACGAGATGGCTAAAGCCTACATCACCGAGGCCATTATTTTCTGCAAACCACAAAAACGAATCAATCCCATCAGCATGGGGGTTGTATCTGAAGTCCGCATATAAACCTTCTGAGGTAAAGCGGACATTTTGAAGCCATCCTAGCCGATCAGAAAACAAAGGTGCTTCGGTTTTGTGGTCTTTATTTACCGGAGCGTTTTCGTACAGCGGAACCGCATCACGAATCGCTTTTGGATCGTATATTCTGCCATTCATTGAGCTAAATCCAAGCACTTTTACACCATAAACAATACACTTGTTTCGGTCTACTACGCCAGGTTTATTTTCAATGACGGCATTCATAATACGATATTACATCCAATCGTCTAGTGTTGTCAACAATTATCCTGTTACAGTCGATGTTTTTGGTGCTTTTGCTGCTGGTAAATTTGGCGGTGGTTCAGTCGAGTCAAGTTTTTCTGCTGAAGAACTTGACACAGGTTGAACTGGTTCGGGTATCTTAACCACTACATCACGAAACATGAGATCGATGATCTGTGGTGTGATGGCAGGGAAGGATGCTCTCGCAATCGCCTTGCCACTTTCCATTGGAATCTCACCAATAGAGCATCGATGAATAATATCGACAAGATTAGCGATCTGTGCCCCATTAAGAGCGGAGTCTTGAACTTGATCGCCACCACCAATGCCTTGAGTAGCACTTCCAGACTCAATCCTTGATGAAGGATTCATTGGATCAATTTCGGTAGCACCCTTCTTCTCGTCTACGATCGGCTTAATGAAGTTCGATGCTTCCGTGTCATTGTCTAATCCGAGTTCAGCACGAATCGTCTGAATCGACTTCACACCCATTGAATGGTACACATTGTTCATCTCAGCTTCCTTCTGATGCTCTCTCGATTGAAGAGAATACGCTTCAGAAGTGATCTTGATGTTCTTAAGAATCTCTTTTGGAATGATACCGTGTTCGGATGCGAGGTGAATTTGCGACCAAGCTAAAGATTTGTTTGGCTCGAATCGACATTCGGCCAAGGATCTTCCAACGATCCCTTGCCATCGTTCAAATGTTCTTCGTGCTGGTGCTTCTGCAATAAGTGCTGAAGAGTAGTTATTGTTACTTGCATCTCCTGACATGAGGGTTTCGCTGATTCCAAAGCGTGTTGCAAGTGATCTAAGGTTTGCTTGGAGAACTTGGATAAGTCCAGCAGCGTCAACATTCGCCCCAGGGAACTCGTAGTCGATGTTTGCTGGTGCGGTGATGATTGATCCATAGCCAAATCTTTCTAATCCAATAGTTTCGGTAGCACCCATATTGTTGCTGCCACCAAGGGTAGCATCAATCTGTGAATCCACAAGGGATGACATCGAGTCAGGAGCGACATTGTTAATCTTTCGCACCATTGCAATCTTAGCTCTAGCCTTCGCCATCGTGACTGTAGAAGCTAAAATATCCTCGCAATTCGTCAAATTCTGAAAAACAGGGTAGAAGGTGGTCAATCCACGCTTTGCGTTAGCATTAGTGCCAATTTTGATGTGTATGATGTCTTCCGCAGGGATGAAGGTTGGTTCCCTTGATTCCGTAGGTTTCAGAATCACCTGATAACCTAAAACGGAGTTAATATCGTCTTCTTCGCACACGATGCCAAA